CGGCGGGCCGAGCTTCTCCCAGAGGAAGCGCTCGGTTGGGGTGCGTTGGTCATTGAGGGGGAAGTAGAAGCTGTTGTTGTGCCCGCACGACAAGCGCGCAACACCGCCGGCCAGCGTTCCGTGCGCGCTGCACTCGCCGCAGATGATGTCGGTAGCCATCACTAGACTTTCGGCTCGTCCAGAATCACGATCTCCAGGAATTCGATGGCCTCTCGGAGCACTGCTTTTGCGTTCCAGTTCGGCGCGGTAGAAAGAGCGGCGTTCAACGCATTGAGTACCTCGCGCCTCCACTTTTCGTTTGCGTCCATGTCACCGTTTGCGTCCATGTCACGACTCCGTGATCGTCAGCGCGCCGGCGGCGAACTGGGGCGTGATGCCCGAGGACACGGCGAGCGAACTGTTGAGCGCGCCCTGGTGCCAGACGTGGCCGGCCAGCGTCGAGGCGGTGCCGACGGCGACGTGCGTGAGCGTGGCGCCGGTGACGCCGCACTGGGCGAAGCTGATGGTCGCCGCGTTGGCGGTGGCGCCGCCGGAGGCGGCATCCCAGCCGGTGGAGCGGGCGACGGCGACGCGCGCGTAGTTGGTGTACGCGGTCTCGTTGGTGGTCTGGTCGTCGCCGGTGCCGGGCGACGCCGTGTGCAGCGACACGTAGGTGTTGGTGAACGGCAACGACGCGGCGTTGTCCGCGACGTTGGCCCACGCCGTGGCGCGGTACATGAGGTTGATGATCGAGTTGCAGGTCGCGGTGGACTTGGGCATGGCGCTACCCCGCAAACGCCGCGATCTTCGCGCGCGCTTCATTGATACGGTTCTCGATGGCAGACAACTCGGCAGAGCGCGCCTCGATCTCGGCCTTCACGCCGGCCATGGCGACACCGGCCTCCTCGCGCTGGGCCTCGAGGTCGGCCACCCTGCGCCGGCCCTCCTCGACCATCGTGGAGACGTCGGTGCGCGCGCGCTCGACCATTGCCTTGGCCTCGGCTTCGGCATCGGCCAGCGTCTTCGCGGAAGCATTCCCTGCTTCGGCGCGGATCGTCTTCGCGGTCGACTCCGCCTCCATGACCACGCGATCGGCAGCCGCCTCGGCCTCGCGCTGCCGCGACTCCGCGTCGGCAGTGGCGGCATTGGCCGCTGCCAGCTTGGCCTCGGCTGCTGCGACCTGCGCCTCGACCGACTGCAGCCGGCTCATCACGGCAGACGCATCGCGCATGGCCTCCGCCGCCTCGAGCATCTGCCGCGTGCGGTTGGCCTCGCGCTGCAGCGTCTCCGCTGCGGTTTGGAACTTGGCGGCATCCATCTTAGTTCTCCTGACCGCCGCGACCGCGGCGCATGGTGATCGTGCAGTTCGTTGCCGTCACGCCGACGCCGGCGGTCGGGCGCACCCACAGGGTGACCTCCTCGATCTGCTCGTTCGCGACCGCCGTCTTGCTGATGGCGTTGCCCTGCGGGTCGGTGAGGGTCTGGTAGTTCGCGCCGCCTTCGGTCGCGCTGTTCGACCCCTCGAAGGTCACCGTGCCGCCGAAGGCGCCGTAGAAGGTCACGTTGCGGTCGCTGTAGTCCGCCCAGCGCGGCCCGATCGGGACCAGGGTGTCGCCGGCGGCGAAGTTGGCCCACGTCGCGACGACGGTGTGCTCGCCGACGTAGCGGTACGACGGATTGATGGTTGCCATGTCGTGCTCCTCAGTAGCCTGCGCGCCGGTTGGTCATCTGGCGTCGCGGGACGTTGATCTTGGCGCGGACCCGCTTCATCGGCGGAACCGCGAATGTCATGGTCAGGCTGTCCGCCCTGTCCGGGCTCTTGATGCCGCGCTTCTTCGCGTCTTCCTTCGACTCGATCAGCAGTTCGCCCGCCCGGTAGCTGTAGCGCAGGGACGAGAGTTCCGCCTTCAGGTCGTTGTCGTTCGGGATGCTGGCGTGCTCCAGCCATTCCTTCAGGTCGCGCCAGACCTTCGCGCGCACGTTGTAGTTCTGGCCGTCGGCCAATTTCACCGCCACGTTGACGTCGACCACGACCCTGTAGGTGCGGCCATCCACCACCTCGTCCGGCCACTTGCCGCGCAGGATGTCCGCCACGCCGGCGCCGATGCCGATGGCGTCCACCGCGATCTGGCCGGGCTCCTCGCGGTACGACTCCACCTCCGAGATGACGAGGTTCGCCACCGCCGTCACCGGCAGTTTCGCGGCTACCACCTGACGCAGCAGCACCCTGCCGCGACGGAAGGTGATCACCGTCTTGTCGTCGCCGAAGCGCGCGCAGTCCACGCCGACCATCAGCGGGCCCTTGGCCTCGATGTCGGCGGGGCCGCGCTGCGCCGCGCGCGTGACGAGCTCCTCGCTGATCCACGAATTCTGGATCGACGCGCTGTAGCTGCGGTCCACCTCCTGCGCGAGGATGCTCGGCTCGAGGTCGCGCTGCTGCTTCGCGTACCACGCCTCACCCTTGCGCGGATCGTCGCGCCAGTCGAACACGAAGACCGGCACCTTGCCGCTGTGCCGCTTGCGGTAGAACGCATTGCCGACGCCGTTCGGTGTGCTGATGTCCAGCTTGCAGTTCGAGGTCTGCGACAGCGCCGCCTCGATCCCGTCGGCGCGCTCGTAGAACGCCGACTCGTCCTTGAAGTAGATGCTGGTGCGCGCGCCGCGACCGATGTTGTCGCCGGCCTCGCCCACGATCGTCGACCCGTTCTCCGGGTTCGTGATCAGCATGTGCGGGGCGTGCTTGCGATCGTTCCACCCCTGCGGCCTGAACTCCGGCGGCAGCGCGTTGATGAACATGCGCGCCTTCCAGAACAGGCTCTTCGGATCGCCGGCCTTGTCGACGTACTCCTCCTTCCGGCTGCCGAACCCGGCCACCGTGCCCGGGTGGAAGAGGAACATCCAGACCGCGAACCCCACGCACAGCCACGACACCCCCATGTCGCGCGACTTCTCGGCCAGGCCGTCCTCGCGCCTGGTCCAGCGCGCGTATATCCAGTCGATGAACTCCTCCTGCTTCGGGAAGAGCACGAACGGCATGGTGGCCGGCAGCCCGACCTCGGCATTCCGCGGGTCGAACGTCATGCCCCACTCGGTGATGAACTCCACCGGGTGGGTCTTGTAGAACACCTTCGCGCCGGCGAGCCGCGCCGGATCCTCGCGCAGCCGCTTGATCCACTCCATGCGCTGGGCGTAGACCGGCCCGTAGTCGGGCTTCTTCCAGTCGAACGCCGGCTGCTCGTTGCTCACCGGCCCTCGAGCATCTGCCTGTAGGCCTCCTCCGGGCTCATCACGATCACGTTGCCCTGGGCGTTGATCGTCACGCCACCCGGCGGCGTCGGAGGCGGTGCGCCGTCCTTGCCGTACAGGCCCAAGGTCTTCATCGCCTTCTCCAGCGCGGAGTTCTTGTCGAAGACCTTCACCTTGGTCGTCGTGCCGACCTGCTCGCGGTCCTCGCCGCGCCCGCTGTACTCGCGGTACTCCTCGACCGATGCGACCGCCGCTGCGGTGTCGTCGTCGAGCTCGGTGATGTGCTTCAGGCTGCCGTCTTCCTTGAACAGCTTGCGGATGTCGAAGGTCGAGAGCCGCGCCACCTCGAGCAGCACCCGGTCGATCGACAGCCCGGTGCGGACCTGCGCCTTGCCCACCTCCTCGGTGCGCCGGCGCTCGAGTTCGGCGGCGATCGCCGGGTCGCGCGACAGCCTGTACCCGGCCTTGTGCGCCGCCTCGCCCGGCGTGTAGCCGGCAGCCACCGCGGCCGCGGTCGCGTTCCCGCTGTTCGACAGCATGGCCTCGATCCACAGCTTGGCGCGCGCAGCCTTCGAGGCCTTCGACGGCCCGGCGTTGTGGCGCTTCTTGGGCGCCTTACTCTTCGTCATTGCGCGCCTCCAGCGCGTCGAGGTCGACGTCGATCCACAGGCGCACGGGCATCCCACAGGAATCACCGTGACCGACGTAGTCTCGGCCATGCCTGTGGTGGTCATTGCTGCGTTGCGCGTGCCTGAGCCGCCCGGAATCGTATGCGAGCATCGCCCACTCGTTCTCCGATCGTTCCTGCATGACCACAGGCGCCGCGCGAGCGGCGCGCTTCTTGGTGATGCTTTGCGCCCTCTCGCGTCGCGACCTGTCGAGCGCGCCGGCGAAGGCAACCCTGGCGGCAGCCTCCTCCAGTTCCACCATCTCGCTCTCGAACAGTTCGTCCTTGTTGAGCAGGCGACGCAGGGTCTGACGGCACTCGAAAACCGCAAGGCGTTCCCTGTACGCCTTCAGCGTCTCGCCGATTTCCGGTGCCGGCCTCACGACCCGGGCGCCTCCAAGGGCCCGATGAGGTTGCCGCCGCCGGGGATATTCGGGTTCAGGTTCGCCTCGAGCACGCCGCCGCCCATGCCTGACATGAGGGCGATGCGCGCGCGCTCGACGGCTGCATCGCCATCGACCCTCGCGATCGTCTCGACGCCGGCGCCCATCAGCGATCCGCCGGCAAGCTGGAACGCCTCGCCGCCGTGCACCCCCGGCACCTCCGGCTTCCACGACTGGATGCGCTGCTCGAGCACGTCGGAGTACTCGGCCATCGCCACCAGCTGCAGCCGCAGCAGCCCGGCCTCGGGCCGCGCGACGTTGCCGTAGGCCGGCGACTCGATGAAGGCGCGCAGCTTCGCGATGTCCGCGTCCAGCCGCGCCTTCTCCTGCACCACGCGCATCTGCCACTGGAGCATCACGCCACCCCTCTGTCGTCGGTGATGGATCTGGACATGGCCGGCGGTTCGTCCAGGTGCCATGCGTGCTGTCCGGTCGTCGTGAACTTGTGGAAGCGGTGATAGTGCCGGCCGAGGAAGACGGCCACACTCCACAGCAGCGCGTCCTCGAGGCCTGTCGGCGTGTAGCAGCTGAAGACCATCTTGGACGCGAATCCGGTCGCCGCCAGCGCCATGCCGGCCAGCGCGATGCGTCCGACGATGCCGTCCTCGTACCGGCGATTCGCGACCAGCATCCACGACACGATCGCGATCACCACCGAGGCGGTGAATGACATGGACAGGGAAATCATGCGCCCCCCGCGCGCTTCTGGATGATGGCCTTCCAGTCGGTGGTCAGGATGGCCTCGACCACGGTCATACCGAATAGGCCGAGGACGAAGGCGACTCCGTGCTCGAAGCCGTCCTCCCACTTGAACCACGCGAGCACCGGGTGCGTCATGTAGGTAGCCGCCCCGAAGCCGACCAGAAAGGTGGTCACGCGCTGCCACGGGTTCAGGTGGCTGGCGCGGATGGCGGCGACCAGCGCGCCGATGAACGCGGGCGCGATGACGCTGGTCTTCTTCAGGCCGAGCGCGGTGGCGAGAGACTCGAGCATCTCTATTCCCGGTCGGCGCGCACTACGGCCTGACAGGCGGCAAGCTGCCGGACGACGTCGTCGGCTTCTCCGGCGAGGCGGAGAAGAAACTCTGCAGCCGCGTCAGAAAGGTCGGCTCCCTGCGGACCATCACGTCCGCCGGCGCCGGCGCGAGCCGCACCCGTGGCGTCTCGATCACCGACGGCGGGGCATCGGGCACCGGCGTCGCGCAGCCGCTGACCACCGCGAGCGCGAGTGAGAGCAGCATCCAGTTCAGCCTTTCCATCGGTCAACCCCTTCTGGTAGTTGGCGGACGCAGCCGTCACCAGCTGCGCGTTCTTGGCCTCGAGCGCGTCCTTCTCGCGCTGCAGGCGATCCCGGGTGGCGATCGCCGTGCGCAGCGCCTCGTTGTCCCGCTTGGCGTACTCGCCGACCGCTCGGTTGTAGCCGGCCAGGTCGACTTCCTTCAGGTATCCGCGCACCCACCAGACGATGCAGGCGATCATCGCCAGCGCGGCCAGCGCCGCTCCGAGCTCGACGTAGCCGAAGCCGCGCTGGTTGCGGTTCATGTCGAGCCGTTGGGCCAGAACCAGATACCGCGACCGACGAAGTACGGGACAATCTGGGACACGCGGAACCCCCTGATCTATTGGTGGAAACTGCCTTACGCGATCCCGAGCGCCAGCTTCGCGCGCTCGAGGTACTTGCGTCTCTCCGCGAGGTGCGAGGGCGGGCCCTCGGTGGCGGCTCCGTTCACCCGCTTGGTGATGCCGACGAGGTCGTCGCGCTGGGCCATGGCCGACAGTGCGTTGCGCTTCCAGTACCAGCCGGCGATGCGGCAGGCGTTCACCGGTTCGGCGGCGGCGTCCGGGTTGTAGCGCAGGAAGTCGGGGTCACCCCAGATCTCGGTGCCGGCCTTGACGTAGTTCGCGTCGCCGGTCAGCTGGAAGATGCCGCGCCCCTTGAAGCGCTCGCCCTCGCCGGGCTCGTCGTTGCCCAAGTCCTTGCGGCCCTCGTAGGCCTTGCCGCTGGCGAACTCGATCAGCCAGTTGAAACCGCCGGTTTCGTGCCCGGCTTGGGCGAGGAAGTGCGCCACCTCGAGGCCCTGGCCGACGCCGAACTCCTCGAAGGCCGCGTTCAGCGGCTCGACGAAGACGGCCAGCTTGCCGATGCCGGTCTGCGGGCAGATGGCGCGCAGCTGCTCGAGCGTCAGAGCCACGCGAACCCCGCGGCGGCGAAGATGCCAGCCAGGCACAGGCCGACCATGATGCCCTTCAGCGTCGCCTCGGCGGCGCCGTGCTCGAGCTCGTCGAGCGGATCGAAGATGCCGAACATGGCTGCCTCCTATGGTCGCCTGACTGCGCGCCCGCGCGTAACGGGCTCCCTTGCGGGTCCGCGGTACGCCGCGGCATCCGTCAGGCATTGAGGGGTCGACCGGCCGTGCAATCTGCGCCGGGAGGCACAGTTCCCACGACGTGGTCGCGCGCCCTGGCCTAGAGGAGGAGGGGATGAACCGGGTGCGCGATGCGGTCGATCTGGTTGCGGGAGCAGGACTTGAACCTGCGACATCGCGGTTATGAGCCGCGCGTTCTGCCAACTGAACTATCCCGCGATTGTTAGTCGTTCCGGATCTGCCCCGGTTCCCCGGCACGGGTGGCGCGCCCTCGCGACCGAGCGATCCATGTTCCTCCGGTGGAAATGAAAAGGCCCGGTCTGTGCCGGGCCTTGCGTTTAATCTGGGCGCAACTCTCCTACCTGGGAACGCAGGGTAAACGCTACCGGCAGCGGTGTCAACCCCCATGTCCACAGCCGGTAGTGCTCTGCAGCCCGGTGGTGGTCAGGATCCGGAAGAGCCGGAAGAAGGCCGGGTGCATGCGCGCGCGCCCCCCCTCCCAGTCTTCCCAGGTGCGCAAGCTCGAGCAGATGGAGTCGGCTGCCTCCTGCTGCGTCATGCCCGCCCGCTCGCGCGCGGCGCGGATCGCCGCCGGCGTCGGGTTTTTGCAGCGCCCGCCCTTGCCGCGGTTCGGGTGATTGCTCATGACGCCACCACCATCGCTGCGCGCGCCTTCTCCAGCGCCTCCAGCACCCCTCGCTGATGTCGCTCATCAGGCTATACAGCGCGCGTTGCTTCCAGTTCATGGTCACCCCCATCTAGCGGGGATTTATATAGATGACTCCCGCTTCTGAATTTTCTTCTTGCGGCGGGCGCGTTTTTTCGCCGGCTTGCTTTTCGGCTTCGGTCGATAGGCCAGCACGACATCGACAATCGCGTCCAAGGCTTTCGGAATTTTCATGCGATCAGTTCCTTGTAGGT